GGTCGAGTTAGTAATAGGAAAATCAGGATTAGCCTGGTAATAGAAGTGCCGACCGCGTGCTGTCGCGACTGTTCTGCTTGTGTAAGGGAGGTGCTCTTTGACCCAGGCTTCAGCTTCAGCGCTGTCAGCATCGACCACTACAACCTCTTTGCCGGTGACTATCGCCCAGTTGCATCCGGTGAATCTTGCGCTGCTTGCGAAGTATTCAAACTCGTCTTCGCTGACTTCTTTGCCTTGATATTTCTGCCAGTTAACCAAAGGGATTTTTTCCCTGGCCGGGATGATTGTTAAGCCCTCCTCAAAGAGCGCTCGCGCTTTTTCGGCAGGTTCGACAGCTTCAATCATTGCTGCCCCAGAGGTCAGGACGAATCGCAGATTTCTCGATGCTCATCAGCAAAGAAATCTCTGCTGCCCTTTCGGCGGGTATGCCTTTGTCTGATCGCTTCCACTTATATATAGCGTTACGACTTAGCCCAAGCTGGTTCGCCATGTCGCTAACATTGATTTTCTGCCAAAAAACTTCCGGTGTCATCTGCTCTGCTCGTCCTTAAAAAAAACCGACTGTAAACTATATTGTTACAGCAGTAAACCTGCAAGTTTACAATTTACTTACGACAAGCTATTGCTATTAGTCAACCACAGGTTTACATTGGTGGATCACTTATCGAAGAGGAGAGGTGAAAAATGGAAAAAACCCCGTTCCACCAGCGAATTCAAGAACTGCGACAAGCCAGGGGTCTTAGCCTTCGGCAAATGGCTGTCGAACTAGAAAAGTATGGTGTGAAAGTTTCCCATAACGCAATCGCAAAGTGGGAGCAAGAAAAAATACTTGGCTCGACCAGGCTGCCAAGTAAAGAAGTCATTAGCGCGTTGTGCAAGTTGTTCAATGTTAAGCCAAGTTTCCTGATCGAAGAAATGTTTGGAAAAGCAACGAGCAAAGATTCTGAACGATTACAAAAGCTAACAGATGTTGAGCTACTAACGGACGAAGAGTTCGATGCGCTTTTGCGCGTGAAAGATTTGTTTTTGAAAAGAAAAGATTTTACAGGAGCGGGATGAAAGGATGTTGAAAGGATATAGATTAGAGAAAGAATCGTCAACTTGGTTAAAAGATGTAGTGGACAGAATATACGTTGATGACAACTATCATTGTTGCAGCACTGATAATTATGAAATTTGGCATGTAGGCGATTGCTGCGAATATGGATGCGGGACGACTTGCGATAGTTTGCGCGTAGACGTAATTTTTTGTGGCGACTTTTGGTCAAGCAAAACGCTCGTCAATTATCATATGAAGACAAACAGATTTTTGGACGTTCTCGAAAACACAGGTCAGGCATGCTGCGTCATGGAAATGCGAATTCCGCATCTAATATGGGGACATGGCAAAAATATCTACGATATCGCAATACCTGAGCATTTGTCAGCGAACATTGTTGGTGGTGCTAAAGCCGTAAAAATGTACAGCAAAAGCAATGTCGTTGGCATTTTAACCGGCTCCAAACAGATCGCTTAAAAATAAAATGTAATCTTTTGGTAGACATCGATTACATTAATCGTTTATGCTCTTTTTTCAATTTGAAAAGAGAGACGAGCGATGGATGCACGAGCGAGCGAAGTACCAATAGGCAACAACGAGCCAACTTTAGACGTATTAGCAGAACAGTGGCTTCAGCAAAAAACCCTTGAAGACGGACACAGAAGTCGACGCATAGAAATAGAGCAGCAGATGATCCCTCATCTGACTGAAAAGCCCGAAGGCAGCGCAACGACTGAAACGCGCTTCGGTCGCAAGATCACCCTCACCAACAAAAACAACTACAAACTCGATGAAGTTGCGCTTGAAGAAGTGATCGAGACAGTGCCAGCTAATCTGCTGCCACTCAAAATCAAAACCACGGTTGACGTTACGCGCTTAAAGTATATGCGCAACAACGAGCCAGAAACCTATCGCAAGATTGCGAGAGCATTTACCTCCTCACCTGCAAAGCCCGCCATCAAAATCGTTGGAGGTGCTGAGTAATGGCTATCGATTTATCAGCTATCAAAAAAACAACCGGCCTAAAACCCCCCTCTATGATCCTGTTTGGCAGTGCCGGCGTAGGCAAAACTACGTTCGCGGCTGCCGCGCCTAATCCGATCTTTCTGCAAACTGAAGCCGGCGAAGGCGCGCTAGAGCTGTCAGCTTTTCCTTTAATCAAAACCTTTGACGAGTTGTTAGAAGCGATCGCTGCTTTGATAGAGCATGAGCATGATTACTCGACGCTAGTGCTAGACAGCCTCGATCACCTGGAGCCATTGATCTGGAAAAAGGTATGCGAGATTGAGGGCAAGAAAAGCATCGAGGAATTTGGCTACGGCAAAGGTTATGTGTTCGCACTCGATTACTGGCGCCAGTTCCTGGCCGCTATTAACTCGTTGCGCGTTCACAAAAACATGTCGCTTATTTTAATCGCGCACACTCACATTCGCGCTTACAACAGCCCGGACACTGAAGCTTACGATCGGTACGAAATTAAGCTGCATGCGAAAGCATCTGGGTTGATTCAAGAGAGTGTCGATGCGGTCCTGTTTGCGAAGCACAAAATCATCACCAAGAAAGAGGACAAAGGATTCAACCAGACTCGAGTAAGGGGCATTTCTACCGGCGAAAGGTGTTTGTGTACCACAGAGACACCAGGCTACATCGCAAAAAATCGGTACGGGCTGCCACCAGAAATCGAATTAAGTTGGGCAGCATTTGAACAAGCAATAGTTAACGCAACAGCAAAGGAGCAATAAAAATGGCATCACTAAGTTTCAACGTTGATGAAGTTGATGTATCCGATCAACCCACAAAGTACGATCCGATTCCGGAAGACATGTACAAGGCTGTCATTATCGACTCAGAAATGAAGCCAACGAAAGCGGGCAATGGCGCTTATCTTGAGCTTAAATTTGAGGTGATCGATAGTCAGTACGCGGGCAAGTGGATTAGAGCGCGGTTAAATTTGCAAAACGAAAGCCAAAAAGCGGTAGAGATCGCGCAGCGAGACCTGTCGAGCATTTGTCGCGCTATAGGCAAAAAGGCTATCTCGGACAGCGAAGAGCTACACCATAAGCCACTGCAAATAAAGGTTGTGATCCAGCCACCGCGAGGTGAGTACCCGGCAAGCAACGAGATCAAGGCATACTCACCGGCCAACGCGCCTGCGGCTGTCGCGACTCTCTCTGCCCCTGCTGTCGAAACTACACCGGCACCATCTCCTGCCCCGGCAGCCGCCGGCAAGAAGCCCTGGGAACAATAGATGGTTGCTCTACCTGAACCACCCAACACAACATTAAGCGCTGTTGAGCGAGCGGGCGAGAAGGGTCAGGCCACCGATGGTGGTCGGGCCCATCTTGGCGGATCAATCATTGGTCGCGAGTGTAAAAGAGAGCTTTGGTTTGGCTTTCGCTGGAGCACAATCGTTGTGCATAAAGCGCGCTTGTTGCGGCTGTTTGCCAGGGGAGCAAGAGAAGAAGATTGGTTCAATCATTTGCTCACTCAAGGCGGCATAACAGTGTGGGATGTTGACCCGGACACTAAGCAGCAGTTTCGCGTTGAAGAAGTGGGTGGTCATTTCGGCGGCAGTTTAGATGGTGTTGTCCAGGGCTTGATAGAAGCACCATCGATTCCCCATGTTTCAGAACAGAAGACGCATGCATTCAAAAGCTTTGAAGATGTCGCAAAAAAAGGCGTCTTGAAAAGCAAGCCCGAACACTACGCGCAAATGCAAGTGTACATGCACTTAATGAATTTGCCTTGGGCATTCTACCAGGCAGTCAACAAGAACAACGATGACCTTTACTACGAGCGCGTCGAATACGACAAGCCTGCTGCGGAAGCTTTGATCCGCAAAGCAGAACATATCATCACAAGCGATCGCCCGCCCGAAGGCATCAGCAACGATCCATCGTTTTACAAATGCAAATTCTGCGACCACTCGTTTCTTTGTCATGGCTATTCAACGCCGGCACTGAGCTGCCGCACCTGTGCGTTCTCAACACCAGAGCTCGATGGCGATGCCAGGTGGTCGTGCGCGAAGCATAAGAAAGATATCAGCGTCGAAGATCAGCGCCTGGCATGCGACAAGCATTTATTTATTCCTGAGTTGTTGGAGCCCTGGGCAACCGTCCTCGATGGCACTGACGAATTCGTTAGCTATAAAAACAAACTCAATGGTAATGAATTCATCAATGGTCTTGGCGGATTTACCAGTAAAGAAATTAGCGTTTGCGCGGAACCAGCGGTATTGGGTGACCTCGTTATCAATGAGCTGAAAGAAAATTTTGATGCGGAAGTTACTGGGTGAAAAACCCCTACGACATTTGGTATAGCCCAACAGAGCTGGCTATCGCGAAATTAGTTCGCGCAGAAATCAAGCGCGCAAAAGAGGTAAATAGTTAGTGTGGATACTGCCAAACAACCTAGAAACGTCATCAGCTTTTGTAGCGGATACGCTGGCATTGAGCGAGGACTTGAGCTTGCCGGGCTTGAACTTAGAACACTCTCTTATGTGGAGATCGAAGCCTTCGCCGCAGCCAACCTGGTCGCGAAGATGGAAACGGGTGCCCTGGTTCCGGCACCTATCTGGTCGAATCTTAAAACCTTCCCAGCACACTTGTTTCGAGATCGAGTTGACATCCTTACATCTGGCTATCCATGCCAGCCTTTCTCAGCCGCAGGAAAGCGCGCCGGAAAGGATGATCCCAGACATCTCTGGCCATACATCAGAGAACACATCGATACAATTCGACCTGTTCGATGCTTCTTCGAAAACGTCGAAGGGCACATCAGCCTCGGACTTAGAGAAGTTATTGAAGACCTGGAAGAACTTGGTTATCAAACGACGTGGGGAATATTTAGCGCGAGTGAAGTCGGTGCGCCGCATCAGAGAAAGCGAGTCTACATCCTGGCCCACGCCAAGCGCGACTTCATACGGCAGCAATCAAGGGGGCGCGGCTGGGAGAACGGGCAAAGTGCGCCATTCCCTAGAGTCGATGGCGAAGCACAACCTTTGGCCGACTCCGATAGCGAGCGATGGGCCAAACATGATAGGAAGCAAGGAAGCAGCAGCAAAGGAAAACGAACGGACAAAGGGAGGG